GGTCGAGTGGTGGGCGATGTGGGGCCGGGCAGCGCAGTCCAACACCTTCACCGAGTCCGACTGGTCGGTGCTGCTGGAGACCGCGTTCATCCACCACCAGTTCTGGAACGGCGACATGAAGCAGGCAGCGGAACTGCGTCAGCGATCGGCCAAGTTCGGCGCCACTCCCGAGGACCGGGCCCGGCTCCGGATGTTCTTCGCCGACGCCACCGGCAAGGAGGCCAAGGTCGGACACACCGGATCCTCGGCCGGCCCCGTCCCGCAGAGCCCTTACGGCGGCCTTCGCGCCGTGCCGACGAAGTGAGGTTCCGCAAGAAGCCGGTCGTCATCGAGGCGATCCAGTATCTCGGCTTCGACGTCAACGGCGAGGAATGCGAACTGTTCCTGGGCGACAGCTTCTGGACTCACCTCCCGAGCCAGAACAAGCTGGAGATCAGGACCCTGGAGGGCCCGATCACGGCCAGCGAAGGCGACTGGATCATTCGCGGCGTCCAGGGAGAGCACTACCCGTGCAAGCCCGACATCTTCGCGGCGACCTACGAACCGGCCGACGACTGATGGCCGAAGCACACCTCGACCACCCGGGAGACGTCTCCTGGTTCGTCGGCCACGGCCCGGCGCCGGTACTCGGAGCTTGCCCGCACACTGGGTGCCGGCACCTCGGGATGGGCGTCGTCGCCTGGGGGCCCAACTTCGACCACTACGTCCTCGACGAGTGCACGGACTGCCGGTGCCGTGCCTGGCACCCGGATCACCCGCCGGTCGAGACCCTCCCGGACGGAGGACTCCGCATCCTAGGCAACTGGCTGCAGGTCGATCACGATCGGGAGCACAAGACGACGCGCGAGGAGCGCCGCGCTCAGGCGACTGCCTGAGATCCGATAGTCCGATAGGATCCGAGCAGATGAGACCCCGGCGTCGGCGGCTACCGACCCGGGGCGTGGCCGACCCGAGGAGTCGACGTGTCCGATCGTACCTGCCCAGCGTGCCTCATGGACCTGACCGGGGCGCATCTTCGACGAAAGTTCTGCAGCGAAGCCTGCCGCCGCTGGGTGGCGAACGGGCACGAGGATCTGCGACGACCCGCGAGCCACTGCCTAGCCTGCCAGCGAGCCATGCCGCCGGGGAAGCTGGCCAGCGCCACCTACTGCACCCGGCAATGCAAGCTGGCCGCGTCGCATAAGCGGCGCCTGGCGGATGGCCGGGAACGGAAGCGGAACCACGCGAGGTACCCCGGGGAGCGAGAGAAGCGGATCGCGTACGCCACGGACTACTTCCGCAAGAACCCGCACGTCGCCCAGGCCACGAAGCGAAACCGCAGATCAGCAGCCTCCAAGGGCAGGGTGAGGCCCGAGGACTGGAAGGCACTCTGCCGTCGATTCGGGCACCGATGCGCATACTGCGGAGAGAAGTTGCCGCTCACGATGGATCACGTCGTGCCACTTGTGCGCGGCGGAAGCAACTTCATCGGTAACATCCTGCCCGCGTGCCGCTCCTGCAACTGCCGCAAGCAGGGCAGGTTCATCATGGAGTGGCGCATGGGTAAGTCCCGACGAACAGCGAAGGAGTCTCGTGCCCTGGCAGCCGGAGTATGAGTCGGAGTTTCCGACGCTCGGCTGGGTTGCCTTGGACTGGATGACGACGTACCTCGCTCGGCCGGAAACCCAGGAATACGAACCGCTTGTGCTGACGAGGGAGCAGGCAGAGTTCGTCCTCCGGTTTTACGAACTGGACCCGATCACCTGTAAACGGTTGATCCAGAGAGGAGTCCTCAGCCGCCCTCGCGGCTGGGGTTGAGCAAGTCGCCCATCACCGCTGCGCTCGCCTGCCTGGAGGCGCTGGGCCCGGTCGTGCCCGCCGGCTGGGACGCGGACGGCAAGCCGGTCGGCATGCCGTGGTCTCGGATCCGCAAGCCGCTGGTGGAGATCGCCGCCGTCTCCGAGCAGCAGGTCGACACCAACACGTGGTCCCCGCTGACCGACATGCTGTCCAACGGCCCGGCCGAGAAGGAGTACCCCGGGCTCGACGTGCTGGCCGGGGCGATCGTCCTCCCCTACGGGAAGATCCAGAAGCGCACCGCTGCCGCCGGTTCGGCCAAGGGCGCCCCGGCCCATTTTATCGTCTGCGACCAGACCGAGGAGTGGACGAAGGGCAACGGCGGCATCAACCTCTACAACAAGCTGCTGAACAACGTCCTGAAGCGCGGCGGTCACCTGCTGGAGTCTCCCAACGCCTTCACCCCGGGGGACGGGTCGGTGGCCGAGAACACGATGACGGCCTACCAGCAGATCCAGGAGGGTCGCACCAGGCTCTCGACCAGCGTCTACTACGACCACCGTGAGGCGCCAGCCGATACCGACCTCACCGACGGCGACTCTCTGATGCGGGGTCTGGCCATCGCCTACGGCGACTCGGCCGACATCGAGTTCTGTGCGATCCACAACCCGCCGTGCAAGAACCCGGGATGGGTCGAGCTGGAGCCGCTCCGGGACTCGATCTGGACGCCGGGTGTCGACGAGCAGGTGTCGCGCAGTGACTGGCTCAACATGGTCACCCATGCCTCCGACTCGTGGATGTCGAGCAACGCGTGGAAGGCCCGGCACGACGAGAGCAAGATCGTCGCCGACCGGGACATGGTCGTGCTCGGCTTCGACGGCTCCCGGGGCCGGGCAAAGGGGAAGCCGGACGCCACCGCGCTGATCGGGTGCCGGGTCAACGACGGGCACATCTTCCAGCTCGGCGTCTGGGAGGCCAGCGACCACCCCAGCGAGTGGCCGACGTGGGAGCCTTCGATCGTCGAGATCGAGGCCGAGATCGCGGCAGCGTTCTGGAAATACAACGTCGTCGCCTTCTATGCCGACCCTGGAAAGGACTGGCGCTCCCACATCAACGCATGGGAGGCCAAGTGGGGCTCGAAGGTGCAGATCAAGGCCGGCGCCAACCACCCGTTCGAATGGTGGATGACCGGTGGCCGGTCCGGTCTGGTGGAGCGCGCGATCGAGCAACTCGAAGGTGCGATCCACAACGGGGACATGACGCACGACGGATCGTCTACTCTGACCAGGCACGTCCTGAACGCGCGCCGCCGGATCTCGCACAGCAAGCTGGCGCTCGCCAAGGAGAACGACTACAGCTCGAAGAAGATCGACGCCGCTGTGGCCGCCGTTCTGGCGTACCAGGCGCGACTGGACGCTCTGTCCCGCGTCGTCGAGGAACCCAGCACATTTTACGTGCCGAGCAAACTTTATTAGTAGGGCCATGCTAGCCTTACTAGATGGAGACGAGACCTTCGCCGCGTTCCGATCAGTTCTGGCTGACGTCGGAGGGCTACGCCATCGGAGCCCGAGGCCATCGACTGAAGGGGCACCCGGCTACGGGCGGCTATCTCACCGTCGGCTACAAGAGCAAGGACGGGAAGTGGAAGACCGCTGCGCTGCACGTCCTCATCTGCGAGGCGTTCCACGGCCCGCGACCCGAGGGCATGGTTGTCAGGCACCGCAACGGGAACAACCAGGACAACCGACCGGAGAACTTGCGGTGGGGCACACCGGCCGAGAACTACGCCGACCGGGACGAGCACGGGAAGTTGCCGCGTGGTGAGGCGCAGCATGCCGCCAAGTTGACCGACGAGAAGGTGCGGCAGATCAGATCGTTGCTGGTGCAAGGCGCCAGGCTCCGGGACATCGCAGATCAGTTCGGCGTAGCCGCTGCCACGGTTTCCGACATCGCGCAGCGACGGACGTGGACGCACCTGCCCGACGATCACCCGGGGTGGGTCTACGAGATGGACATGCCGAAGGGGGAGAAGCACACTGGCGCCCGGATCACGGACGACGGGGTTAGGAAGGCGCGAAGGCTCGTAGCTGGCGGGATGTCTCAGCAGGCGGTGGCAGACCTTCTCGGCGTCAGCCAGTCGTTGATCTCGCACATCGTACGTCGAAAGCGTTGGGCGCATGTGCCCGATGAGCCTGTAACGTAAGCTCCGCTGTGGCCGCCGTTCTGGTAGGCAGGCGAGACCGGGTGCTCCACCCGGGCACCTAGTCAGATCTACTAGGAACTGAGGGAAGCGCGCGTGCCAGAAAACGCAGTGGACACGCCCTACTCCCCGTCGTGGTGGACGAAGAAGCTCACCTCCATCCAGACCAAGAAGCTCCCCCGGCTCAACGAGCTGGCCGCGTGGCTGGACAACGATCCGCCGCTGCCCAAGGGCGCCGCTGCCTGGGAAGCCGCCTACCAGTCCTTCTACAAGGACACGAGGACCGGGATCGCGCCGCTGGCCGTTTCCTCGGCAGCCCACCGGATGACCAACCTCGGCTGTCGGACCGCTGCCACCGACGACGACAACGGCGACAAGGTCGCGGCTCGGATCATGGCGCGCAACCGCTGGCCGGTCGAGCAGGTCACCCTCTTCACCTACATGCTGGGGCTGTCCGAGGGCTACACGATGGTTGGCCCGCCGGCCTCCGGCAGTGACAACCCGATTCTCACCGTCGAAGACCCTCGCCAGATCGTCACGGTCAACGATCCGGTGAACCCGATGCTGACGCGCGCCGGCATCAAGACCTACCACGACCCGTTCGAGGAGCAGGACGTTCTCTGCCTGTACCTGCCGCCAGATACCCGGCACCACCCGA